AATAGAGAAATGAATAAGCAAAAATTACAAGATTATGTTGATAAACAAAAATACAATATTGATAGTATTACTAAAAGATTACAAAAAGATAAAAATGCTATTCAAACAAATATTAATATACCTATTAAAGTATTAAATGCTATTCTTATTAAAATAAAAGAAGATGATAACTTACCTGTTGAACAAAAAACGGAACTTATTTCTAAATTAATTAATAATAAAAAATTAAGTGATGCTAAAATAATTGATAAAACTGAATACGAACAAAGTTTAAATAAAATATTAAGTTCTTGTCCTAATTATGATTTAACTGGTTTAGTTAAAAAATCAGTTGTTAATGATGTATGTTTTGGATGCGATGTTTAACTCTAGTATTTTTTTTAAATTATATTATTAAATTTCTATTTTTCTATTTTTTATAATACAATACTTTTTAATTATTCATATTATATTTTCTATTACAATTTTCATCTTTAATAGTACATGGTTCACCATCTAAACCTTTATATCCTTTATCGCCATCTAATCCATCTTTGCCAGGCTCAAGTGATGTATAATAATAGAATACATAAATAAATATAACTAAACTTAAATTTATTATTAATAAACAAATAAACCATAAATTACCAACAATACTATTTTTTGCTTTTGTAGCATTGGTATAATAGGAACTAATAACTGTATAAATTGTTTGCCAGAAAAATACAAATATTAAAACTATTAATGTCAAATAAAAAATATACATTTTTATTATTACTTTATATAATAATTATATTACTTTATATACTTATTATATTACTTTATATACTTATTATATTACTTTATATACTTATTATATTACTTTATATAATAAGTATATAATATTTTACTATATTTTTAAACATTATATAAAATATAAATATAATTTAAAAAGAATATTTATAATTATATTTATATACTATTAATTTTATTTTACATAATCACTACACTACTAAATTAAAATAAATTCTGAAACTATAATTAATTAATAAAAATGTTAAATGATATTGATTTAACATCTGGCACTATTTGTGATTATTTTTATACTAATTTATTTGGTTTATCTAAAATAGAAGATGGGTTTAAAATTTATATAACATCTGATAATATTATAACACCAGATGAACCTTATATGTTTCAAGGTTTATGGCGATACTATAATAATATTGGTCGTAATGATGCTGTTTTAATCATTGGTAAATTATTTGATAATATTGAACGTTATTATAATTCCCTTTATATTAAAACGTGTATTCTTAAAAATAAAGAAAAAAAAATTAATATGCCACTAAATGTAGTCAAAGAGTATGAACTTATTATAGAAAAAATGAATGGTGCTTTATATGGTATTAATAATTTAAAATTAACTTATAAAGATGATGCTAATACTAGTAAAGAATTAGATACTATTATAGAAAATGCTAATAAAATGATTAAACATTTTACTGATATTTCTACTAATAAATATATTGAGTGAATTTTTATTTATTGTTGAATTTTTTATTTCTTTAATGTTGAATTTTTTATTTCTTTAATGTTTAATTTTTTATTTCTTTAATGTTTAATTTTTTATTTCTTTAATGTTTAATTTTTTATTTCTTTAATGTTTAATTTTTTATTTTATTTTATTTATTAAAATATAAAGTGTATCCAGAGTAATTGTATATAATATACTATAATTTATATAACTATAGTAAGTTTATTCTAGAGCATACAATGTCATCTGTAAATAATTTAAATATTTTTACGTTTATTAAAGATATTTATCAATCGTTAAAACATATTGATAAAACATCAACATTATCAAATGATACATTAAATAAAAGAATTACTAAACTAGAAGAAAATCAACAAATATTAATAGACAAATGCACAACAATTGAACTACTATTAAATAAATTAGGGGAAAATAATACAACACAACATAATTTAGATAAAACAATCGAATATGAATTATTAGAAAAAATGAAAACATTAAATCACAATGAAATTAATAATGAAAAATTATCTTTAAAACCAGAAGAACTTACATTTGCTAATGTCATTGAAAATAATTATAATTTTATTGATATTAATGAAAGTATAAGTAATAATGAAAGTATAAGTAATAATAGTATTTTTTTACCATTGGATAATAGTTTAAATACTCTAGATAATACTTTAGATAATACTTTAGATACTAGTTTAAATACAATAGAATATAAAAATATAAAAAATAATAATAATAACACTAATAATAATAATAATAATGAAACACTAGATAGTCTTTTATTTAGTAATTAAGATTGATTTTGATTTTCGGCATTTTTCTTTTCAAGTTTAGCACGAAGTCTATCGCGTGTAGCATTTTGAGAGTTCATTTGGTTCATTTTATTTTTTACTTGAGGATTTTTCATCATTTTTTCAAGATTTTGTTGTCCTCCAGCAGCACTCATTGTTTGTTTGAGTAAATCGGCAGGATTTATATTACCACTTTTAACTTCATTTTGTAATTTACCTCCAAATTTACCAACAAGTTCCATTAATTTAGCAGGGTTATTTCCAGACATAAATTTACCTAAAGCATCACCAATGTTTTGAGGCTTACCATCTTTTTCCATTTCAGAAAAGTCAAAGGTATTACCTATTTCAGAGGCGAGGTCAGAAAATAAGGGATTGTTAAACATAGATGGAGGTTGATTGGGTTGAGTTGATGCTTGTTCTTTTTTATCTTCAGTTGTAGTTTCTCCTTCGGTTGCAGTTGTAGTTTCTCCTTCGGTTGCAGTTGTAGTTTCTCCTTCGGTTGCAGTTGTAGTTTCATCATTGCCTTCAGCATTTTCTGTATTATTTGTTTGAGGTGCCATTTGTTGTGCCATTTGGCTCATTGCTTCAGTAAATTGAGGATTACTAAACATATCTTTCATTCCATTTACAAGATTTCCAATATCTCCTAAACCTTCACCTAAATTACCAAGACCACCTGCTAAACTACCAAGACCACCAAGGCTTGAAGCAATATCACCTAATCCAAATACACTTGGTGTTTCGTCGGCGTCATCTTTATCAGCACTGGCTAGGGTTTGCTCTACTTTAGCAGGGATATGAACATCACCATTAGACACTTTATTAAGCATTTCAACAATTTCTTTGTGGTTAGGCATAATTTTACGTCCAAGTATCATAAGTATTTGTAAATACTTCCAAATGGCATTTCTATTTTCAGCAGTAGCATCAGTATGGTTCCAAATAGAATATAAATCAACACCTTCTATAAATATTTTACCTGAAGTTTCAAATAGAGTTTCATCTTTAGTGGCAATTTGTGTTAAGAAATTATTAATCTTGGTATAATAACATTTCGCATAAATATCATTTTTATTATTTGGAGTTTCTAAAAGAGGACGGTAGTTGGAAAGAATAGGTTCTCTTGTTTCTGGAAACGTATTTACAAGTTCATTAAGGTATTCCTTAAGATAATAATTGAAATAATCAAGATAAGTATAATCCATTTTGAAATAAATAAGTATTAATTAAATATTAAATAGTTATTAATTATTATTAAATTATAAATTTAATTTTAAGTTTAATTAAAAAAGAGAAAATAAAAGTTAAACTGATACGCATAAGTTTTTAAGTTTTTAGAAAAAACTTAGTAATTACATATTAAAGGTGTTTTATTTACAAAATAATTATGTAAATTTGAAATATGCTTTGTTATTTTATCAGTATCATAATCACCACCATCATTATACCAAAAAAATAAGGCTCCTCCTGGTTCAACTGAATTAGGGTATGGTGATGTAATAATATATTCATTAATAAAATGTGATAAATCTGAACATTCAAATTCAGTTGCTGATGAAGGATTAATAAAAGCAGGTAATAATTTAGTATTACTAACACCTTTTATTACAAAATTAGTTGCCCAATAATTTAATAATCCATTCCACGTATCTTGTGCGGTAGGATCACCATATGGATATTGAGGTATAGAATATAACATAGGAACAGCATAATCAAATGGTGATGTATTTGTTTTTAACGTATCATAAATGCCTTGAAATTGTGCTCCATAACTATTTCCAGATAACATAGTAATAAGTAATATAATAGTTTTACCTCTTTTTGACATTTCTTTTTTTAAATCTATTGAAAATTTAACTAAAGCTGTTGCTAAATTACCTTCAGGGTCAGGGCTTTCATAATCAAAATCAATACCATCAGCACCTGTAGCCATTAAACAATCAGCAAATGCTTGAACAGGATCACTATTTTTTAATTTACATAAATATAAAGAATTATTATCAGTTCCTGCTTCTTGAACACATTTATTATAATTATCTTGGTTTATTAAACCTGGAACATTACATGGAACATCTGGAGTATTTGAAACACATTTACCATCTATAATTGTAGACCCATAACCACAACAACATTTATGTGGATTTGAATTAAAACTACAACAATTTTCACTATCTTTATAAGGTATTGTAAAAGTGCCACCACATTTCCCAGCGGCTTTATCAGCATCAGGACAACAAGATTGGTCATCGGCATCACATCCAAACCAATAACTTGAACCAGGACATTGACATACTGAATTACTAGGAGATTGATAATATTTATATAACATACCACCCCATTCACCTACACCAAAAGAAGAACCACCAATTGATAGTAATACAATAGGAGCTTTAGTTCTTGCTGTAGAAACCATTTTAGCAAAATCAGTATAATCTTCAGGAAACATTGAAAAACTACTTGTACAAGGATATAACATTGACCATGGATTTGGTCCAAATGATGATAATATAATAATATCCATATTTGGAATTATAGACCATGGAGGATTTGCAGCATTAATCCATGCACCTACAACTTTATTAGAATTTGAAGGTCCTGGTGGATTAGGTGTAGGTGGTACAGGTGGATTACCTCCACCTCCAGAATGTTTATTTTTAAATACGGTAAAGTATAATATTAAACCAATAACTCCACCAAGAACTATTATAATACTTATTATAATTAATGTTCTTTTAGAAAAAATATTGTTTGAATTTTTTTTATTTTTATATTTTATAATGTTTTTAACCATTTTATTATTAATATATTATTATTATATATATATATATATATATTTTAATAATATATTAATAATAATAAAATAATAAATTAAATAAAAAAATATGAATCACAATAATACTAATACTAATAGTAATAATAAATATAAATTAGAAATACTCTTTAATAATGTTTTACAGAAATCATATCAATTACGTAAGCAAAATCCCAATACATTTGATGGTAAAATGTTCTGGCAACCTATAAAAAAAATCCTTGAGTTATTAGATAATCATAGTGCTTCAAAATGGAAAACATTATCTAAATCAAAAACAAAAAAAATTATGTTATTACCAGAATATACTATTAATGGATATGAAACTAAACAAATAAATGAAAAAAATCATTTTATGATTCAACAAGTAAGAATACCATTAAATGACAAACCAACAATAAAAAAAATAATACAAATCGCATTAAATATAGGTCAATATAAAGGAACAAATAAAAGTATTAATAAAACTAAAAATAGTAATAGTATAAAGTATAATAATATAAATCAATTCATTTATAAAAATGATATTATTAAATTATCAAATTATTTAACTGTTGATATTATTGAGGAAATTAATAAATATTTAAGTTTTCTCTAAAAACTTAATATGGGGAACTAAAATTTGGTGTATCAGGAGGACCTTGTTTCTGCATATCATTACCTCTTGCTTTCATCATTTGGTCATAAGCCGTATTTGTAGTTCCTCCTGTTTTTTTACCACCAGAAGCAGCAGTACCTTGTTGACTTGTTCCTGTTCCAGTAGTAGCATCAAATTTAGTAAATTCTGGCATTTTATTTATATCTCTATCTTGAAGAAAAGAGTAATTTTGGTTCATCAAATCATTTTTATCATCTTCTATAAAAGAATAGACTGCTCCTGCTAAACCATTACCCATTTCACTCATTTGAAAAGGTAAAATACCATCATCACCTGTGACGTCAGCCATTTTTACTTTATTATTATTTTCATTTTCTTGTGCTAATTCATTTTCAAACCATTGGAATAAATGAGAATCTGTTAATACTTGACGTTTAGCAGGTAAATACAATGTTGGAACTGCTTGAACAAAATTAGGTAATTGAACTTGAGGATTATCAATATTAACTAATTGAAAATTATTAACAATGGATGTTTTTTGTATTTGTAATAAAATACGTTTAGAATGTTGGCATTGATTACTATAAAAAAGATAATTTTTTTGCTGACCTTGAGACATTATAATTTATTTATCTAGTTTATTTGTTTGATTAATTTATTTTATTTATAATAATAAATTTATATTCTTCTTTATTATGTTAAAAAGAATGAAATATTAAAAATTATACACATTTAAATTTAAAATAATTAAAATAAAATAAATAAATTTAGTATATAATAAAACTACTAAAAAGTATATATTAAAAAATTGATTTAAATAATAATTTATTTATTTTACATATTTTATAATTAATTTAATATTTTTATAATTTAAAATTAGTATCTATTAATAATAGTAATACTATAAATAAAAAGTTTTAAAAATGAGTAAAACAGATCATATTACAAATATTCGTTATCCTTATGCTAAAACGTGGGATAAACAAAACTTTTATGTTGAATTTGAAGTTGGAAATATTCAAACATCTATGGCAAATGGGATTAGGCGAACAATTATTTCAGATATTAAAACAGTTGGGTTTCGAACTGAACCTTATGAAGCAAGTCAAGTTAGCATAATTGCGAATGATACACCTTTACATAATCAATTTGTTCTTCATCGTATATCTTTAATACCTATACATATTGCTAAACCAGATAAATTTGAGGTTGATGATTATTTATTTATTATTGACGTTGTAAATGATACAAATTCTATTATTGATATTACAACTGAAGATTTTAAGATAAAGCGTATTTCAACAAATAAATTTTTACCAGAAGAAGAAGTTAAGAAATTCTTTCCTCCTGATCCAATTACAGGTGATTATATACTTATTAATAGATTGCGTCCAAAATATTTTGTGCCATCTAAAACATTATCTCAAGAGGTAGTTGATGAAATGGGTAAAGTATTTACTAAAAAAACAGATGATGTAATGAGATTTCATATTGAAGGTAAAGTGTGTATTAGTAATAGTAAAGAAAATGGGCACTTTTGTCCTACATCTTGTGCTGCTTATATAAATACAGTTGATAATGATAAAGCAAAATTAGGACTTAAAAATTATATAGATAAACAACTTGAAATTGCTAAAGATACTAATGTCTCGGCGATGACAACTGAACAATTAACTAGACGTTTTGATTTAACTGAAAAAGCACGTTATTTTTATACAAATAATAAAGATGAACCAAATGTATTTACATTTAAGATTGAAACAGTTGGTGTTATTCCATCTTTGATTATATTTCATCGTTCAATTGATATTCTTAAAGATAAAATTAATAATTTTGTTAGTAATTTAATTAATAATAATGAAGATGTCATTACAATTAATTCATCATCTCAATTAAATGGTGGTTATGATATTATAATTAAAGATGAAGATGATACATTAGGAAATATTTTACAAACCCATTTATGTTTATTATATGCTGATTATACTATTCCTAAAGAACAACGTAAATTACAATTTATAGGTTATAAACGTCCTCATCCATTAGAAAATCATATTATTCTAGCATTACACGGCAGTAGTAATGAAAAAATGCCAACTTTAATTACTGATATAATTAAACCTGGATGCCAACAAATTATTAAAGTGTTTAATAAAATACAAAGTGAATTGGAAAGCAATACTCATTTTGTGAGTGAATTGAAAAGAATTAATTAAGTTCTTTAGTTATATACTTATATTTATATAGTTAATTATATATTACACCGACCGAAAAGAAAAATGAGAAATAAATATTATAATTTTAAATTTTAATTTTTTTTAAATATTATAAATTATATTATTAAATTAAATAACTTAAAAATAATATATTATTATAATGTAACAAGTAAAATATTACATATTGCGATTACTTAAGTGTAGCTTAACCTTTAATGGTTCAATATAAATATTGTTATTTTGTTCCGTTAGTAATACTACATCACTAACGTATTCAATCTTAAATTATACTAAAAGTATATTATGACTAACATCTCAAATGTAAAATTAAAGTCTTAATAGAAAATAATTATATAGATTGAAGACCGCAGATAAAAGATAGTAACCCTAACTTAAGTAATTAAGAAAGCGTCAAATACTATCAAGCCTGTAAAGGTGCAATTACATTATCAAAAAAAGGAGTGAGTTTTTTTCTCATTTTTCTTTTCGGTCGGTGTAATTAGTTGTTTGTTTCTGGATACACTTATTTTTACTTTAACTTTTTAATTTTTTTATTTTATATTTATAATATTAATTTAATTTAGTTAAATAATATTAGTTAAATAATATTAGTTTAATTTAAATAACTAAAAAATAAAATGTTTGAATTTATAACAATTGCTAGAATACTATTCAGTGTTGTGTTTAGTCTTACATTTTTATATGTATCTCAATTTATTACCGAAGTAGGTAAAAAAAAATGTCCTTTAGCATCTAGTTTATATATTTCTAATGGAAAATTATTTGGTGGTATATTAATAATGATTGGTCTTATTAATATAATACTACCTATAAATAAATTTATTTATAATATTCCTGTTATTGGCACAAGTTATGTATTTATAATTATGCTACTTATATTTGTTATGTTCTTTGTATTGAAAAGAATTATAAGTAATTTACAAGAAGATGAAAATAAAAAATGTAGAACTAAAAATTACAAACAATTAAGAGACTTTATAGAAAATAGAAGCATTGCTGATTGTATTTACATTACTGTTGCTATTTCAATAGTGTTTTTTTATTTATAATATTGTAAATATAAAAAAAATGCGAGACAGAGTTAAACTGTCTTTCACTTTAGCATTGCTGCTGTGGAACAGGAAATGCTTCAGACAATTCCTTCTTAAAGGACTCTTTTGACACAGCTTCGATGAACTCTTTAAATTTGAGAGACTTCGTGAAGTCAGCATTGTCCTTGTAAAACCGATAGAGATAAGCTTCTACTGTTGCCAGGGAGTTGCTGGGATCGAACAAGTCATTGTATTCTTTCGTGTCTTCCAAAAAATCCGGCAAAAAGGACACGTCATAGTAATTACCAGGCATAAAGTGATTATTGCCAAGCGTGTTTTTGATGAACGTCATAAAGAACGCCAACCAATAATGAAGTTCTCTGACCTTTAAGGACAAGCCAGGATGATTCTCCATTTCTGCTTCAAAGTCCTTCTCAAATTGCATCATCTTGGACTCCATTTTCAGAGGTTATGATAATAAACATAATTTACAACTTAGTTTTTCAATTTTTCCATTTTTTTCCATTTTTTTCCATTTTTTCAATTATAGTTTTAACCACACTTAAAACTATCTTAATTTTATAACTATAAAAATTGAATTTAAAAATAAACTATAATAATTTATTATAACTATAGTTAAACTATCGCGTTTTTAGTATTTCTATTTTTACTTATTCTTTCGTATAATTTCTTACTCATTATTTAATATTATTTTAATTATTATTAAAAATGAGTGATACTATTGAAACCCCTTTAGAAACTTTATCTATTAATAATAATATTAATAATAATGATGAAGGTTCGACCTTTAATTATGTTAATAACTCTTTAGTTAAAAAATTTTATGAATTTATGGCTGATATTTATATTGAACATAAAAAATTAAATGAAAAAAATGTAAACGATTTACAAGATGACAAAACTGTAAAACCATTACAGCCTTTTCCTCAATACTTTCTCTATAAATTATATTATCATTATGGTGTCAAACGTCGTATGGCTAATGACCATATTGCTTTATTATATTATTCTAAAACTGCGAAAGGCTATAAAAATACAGAACCTATTACTATGTTATGTCGTCATATGTTGCTTGATTTAAAATGTATGCGTATTATTTCACTTGGTATTCCCAAAGCAGTTAAATTAAATGATTTTTGTAATACGTATTCTATTAACAAAGCAGATGCTTCAACAAATTATATGAAAAAAGATGATACTACAAATGATGATAAAACAACTGATGATAAAAATAATAAATATGATATGTATTATTTTTCAGAAGGCACAATGATGACTTATAATCCAAGTTTAAGTAAATATAATTTTACATTTGTAGAATGTGATGATAGTGAAGATGATAATGATGAACCTAAACCTAAAATTGAAACTGAAACTGAAATTGAAATTGAAACTGAAACTGAAACTGAAACTGAAGAAACTGCTTTATTAGAAAACTCTTTAGATATTGAAAAACCAGTAGAAATTAAATTTGTCAATCAATTTATTTATTCTACACGTAAAATTTTAGGCACAGGACATTTTAA